ATGGCAGTGCAGTGGTGGCCACAGGAACCAGCACAGTAACAGGTGGCTATTTGTACGAGAACACCAGCAGTGCCAGCATTGCGGTTGGAGCAGTGGCGAATGGTACCTATAATCTGGTAATTTTGGCTAATGAATCTGGTGCCAGCGTGACAGTCACGCGATCAGTAGCAGGCACTACCATTCTCACCAAAACCACGCGGCTGGCATTAGCCACGAGTGCACAATTAACCACTGCTGCACAGCCCTACATCACTCTTGGCACGGTCACTGTAGCATCAGGCCTTGTATCTGTAATCACACCATACAATGCATATGCAAATGGCCGTCAACAGAAAACACAGCAGTATTGCCAAGGCAATGGTGGCACGATTTCAATGCCAAGTGCATCAACGTACTACACTATAGGAACCTATGCCAGTGGTGTAAATAGTGCTGATGGCAGCATGACATTTACCACTGCAAGTGGTGCAATTACTATTTACCAATCAGGTGTGTATCAATTTGATTTTCAAATTACCTATGATAGCAATGCCACGGGTAATCGAACGGCCTTATTTCTAAATCTTGGTGCATCATTCCCTGTAGTGTCTGCAGCACTGTATGCATCAAGTAGCATTTATCGTGGCAGTGCCACCTATGCCATCACGGTAACACCAGGCACACCAAATACCTACAACCTGCAGGCATGGGCCAGTGTGGTTAATCGGAGTGTGTCAGATTCATATGTTATTTGTACACGGTTATAATCGATGGCACCTATATACACAATGACCATCTACAATGCCAGTGGCGTGATTCAAACCATAGCCACGGATTATATGCAGTTAGGAATTAGTAGGCAAGTAAACGCCATTGCAGGTTTGACGTTTACCATGGCTAGTACGTCACCTAACGCGCAATACCTGCAATATGGATATATTGTGTCAGTGACTCGACAAGACGCAGCACATGGCATTACTGCAGCAGTAGAATTTGCTGGCATGATTCGCAAGATTGTGCGAATTGTCAGCACGCAAACCGTGTATCAAATCACGGCCGTATCAATGATGGCCTTGCTATCTGATCGCGTGGTAGCGTATCGTGCCAACGTGGCGAATAGAAGTGTGTTTTCTGCAGTGCCTGCTGAAACCGTGCTAAAAACATTGTTTAATTACAATTGCACGGCCTTGGCAGTCACTGGCACAAAATCACAACGTATCATCAATGGCAACACTGCAGGCATGACCACGGCCGCCACTGCTGGTGGTGGTAGCACAGTAAGCATTGCCTGCAGCATGCAGAATCTACTCGAAACCATGCAGAAGGTGGCAATAGGCAATGGTGGTGATTTTGATATGGTGTGGACTGCACCAGCCACGTATACATTTACGTGGTATTTAGGCCAGCGTGGTACCAATCGGAGTAGTACAGTAATTCTATCAGTGGCCACTGGCACCATTGCAGAATTACAAGTGATTACTGATCGTGTGCAAGATTTTACCAACTTAATATTAGGTGGCAGTGGCGAATCAATTGCACGTAATATGTACAGCAGGCCAGCATCACTAAACACAGGTTTGTCTAATCGTGAACGGTTTATTGATTCACGCAATCAGGGAGCAGGCACTACTGCTGCCTACTACAACACAATTGGTGATAGCACACTTGCACAGCAAACCCAAAAGCGTACTATATACAATGTGAAGCTAACACAAAACGCGGCATTACGATACGGCCGTGATTACTTTTTTGGTGATTTGGTCACCATCAATGATAATGGCACGTTGGTAACACAGATGGTGCACGGCGTTGATATGAAATTTGATAACAATGGAAGTGAAACCGTAAATGTCAAACTTGCTAATCAATAACTTGGCATCAAATATGGCAGATACACAGGCACTGCAACGTGTTGAAACACCAGGTGCATGTTTGACACTGACACGATCAGCCACGCTAGCAATTACCACAGCTGGCACTACTATCACATGGCAAACCGAAACGCGTGCCAATGGTATTACGTGGGCCACCACAGATATTACTATTCCTACAAATGGCTATTATGCAATAAATTTTAGCTATATAGCCACTACCAGTCATACTGCATTTTGTAGATTATTAGTAAATACTGTTGGTGTTATTTTGTTTGCAGATTCAGCCATTAGCTCAACATCACACACGTTTACGGCAATTCGTTATTTTACTGCTGATGATGCGGTAAGAATTCAGCCCGTACCATCATCAAATACTACAATCAACGTGATTGCAGAAAATTCTGCTGGTGAATCACCTATATTACACATCGTCCAATTAACAGGGAGTCAAACATGATTATTTACCGCTTACTACTTGCAGTGCCACAAATTGCACATTTGTATGTAGATGAATTTGGCACCTATTATGACACGCCACCAGCTGACAGCTATGTAATTGATTCGCCACTGCAAGAGCAGGCACTAGAAAACGTGCGTGCATATCGAGATCAGTTACTACAGGAATCAGACTATACCCAATTGCCTGATGTACCTATTACACCAGCACAGGTGGCACAGTGGCGCGCGTATCGTCAGGCATTGCGCGATTATCCAGAACAAATCAATGTACCTGAATGGACTGCACCACCATGGCCTGTTGCGCCATGGTAAATGTGTGATATAATCGATTTGTCGAAACACTCCAACACGCGCCAGCACAAACGCCACGGACCGCCACGCAAACCGAATGCGTGGCGTTTGTGTGTTACAATCTATTTGCTAGTCTAGGCAATCACTAAATAACGATACTGATCGCACAGCTGGCGCGCGTGGTGCACCAAAATTAATACGCGAGATAAACCCCAATCTACTGTACATATGATTGGGGTTTATTGCGTTTAAATTGCCTATTGACACGTATAGCATTTTGATATACAATCATGGCAGGTTAGATAAGTTACGAGAAACCATGGCAACTAGCAACGTTGAAACAGTACAGCTAACGAAACGCGCCAAATCGTAATTCACCTAATACAGAAGCAATAGCACAGGAAGCAGGAACAACATGGCAGGTACACGCAAGTGGTGGTCAGTCAAGAAGATTGGTGGCGAATTGAAAACCGTGCAAGCGGTTGATATTCGGAGTGCTGCACTCAAAACGTTTGGCCTGAATCCATCACGCCATGAGTATGGCATTTGGTTTGATTCACAAACGCGAATTGCACAGGTGACCAAACACACCAAACATGGCACAGTAATTGTTGGGGCCGTCGCTATTTACAATGAAGGGGTGTAATCATGGCAGATCAAGAAATCAAATCTAAGGTACAGGAATTGGTACGCAAGGGCCGTGGCTATGATGAAATCAAGGCCGTGGCAGGCACTGAATCATGGGTATGTGTGTTGTCTGGTCACATCAAGGCTCGCGCCAATGACGTGCCACGCGCGTTAGAAGGTGGCGATTATCACACAAACAATTGGGGCCGTCTGCACAGCATCGAGGAATCTACACTGCAGGTTGGTGACGTGGTGCAAATTCAAGGCAAACCATACGAAGTGATTGCAAACGAATCAACCATGGGTGATGCACACGTGCCAGATCATACGTGGTTTGTGGCAATGAAGGTGTACGAGTAATGCCAAAGTTTACAATACGCATTGCTGGCAAGGTGTACGAGATTTATTCACAAGGCCGTAATAAGGCCGTGCAAGCTGCCATCAATGAACACTATGGCGAATGGTTAGAAGCAAAGGTGTTATTTGCACGCTATATGACTGGTGGCGTGGTGTACCAGGTCACGACAAAACATGGCAGCATTGACGCAATTGTGAAGCAGTAAGGAGTAGACAAATGAACGCACAACAAGAATACGAATTCGCACTACTATCGTTTTGGTATCAGCGTGCCGAACGTCGTGGCGATCAGGTGGGCATGGCTAGCTATAATCGGCGAATATTCGCATTAATCAGTGCAGCATACCCGTGGTACTACAAGGCACTGCCAGAAACTGTGAAGGGTGAATAACATGCAAGATACCAACAAAACACTAGTGCGAGATGTATACACCATCAATGCAAATCATTTTGCACGGTATGGCATGAATGAAGTGGCTGTTAGTGCGGACCACAATCATGATCACCTGAAGGTGGTTGTATCTGGCCACAAAACCCAATTGCAAATGGTCAATGATGCACTAGGAATTGTACAAACACGCATTGCAGAATTAGAACGGTTGGCGGCTGATTTGCACATGATTATGGAATCGATGCAGAAGGGTGAAAAGTAATGAGTCAAGTATTAGGCAGTACACGCATGTATTTTGAACGCGAAGTAATAGGCACACCAGAAAACAGCAAACGCGTGTGGTCTGCAATGGTGGTGCATGATGGTGAAATGGTTGGCATAACCCTATGGCAAGATGGTGCCTGGTGGTGCATGCAAGAGGAAACCAATGGCAAGGTGTACAGCAGCACATGGGGGAATGCACAGCACATCATACAAGAGCTGGAACTATACGGCCTGCAGGTAGTGGTTGATCACATTGATTTTAATGCGAGTAATACCAATGTCTGAAAAAAAGCGAATCATCATGCTACGTTTGCCAGGTGTGATGGTTGATAGCATCGATGCACTGGCATCTGATAAGGGGTTAACGCGAACAGGCATGGTGATCATGCTGTTAACGTCACCAATATTTAAGGCCTTGAATGAGAAAAGGAAGGAAGCACAGAGGAATGCCAGAAAATCTGAAACTGATGGCACACGGCCGTAATCGCGAGTTTGTATGGTTTGTCTACAGTGAACTTGGCAAGTGGCTGGTGGAAGTGGTGGCAGGCAATACGGCCAAATCATTTACCACCAGCACTGAAGAAGAAGCAATGAAACTGGTGGCTAGTTTGCGTATGGATTACGAGTTAGGCAATTTTTAGGCACAACGCGGCCTGCAATGGAACAACACATTGCAGGCCAAAACGAACAGCACAGGTATTCGCACCATTATTGTACCAGATTGGGATTTTATGACCACTTCTTATAATCGGTTTG